GTGTTGAAGTGCCCGATCGCCGGGTGATTCTCGGTCAGCGTGCCGGCCGGAATGAGATGCCAGTAGCTGAGCGTGAAGGCGCCAGGGACGCGGAACAGGTCGTTGTGAGCCGCCTCGAGGAAGTTCGAGACGTTGCCGGTGCCCCCGACGCCGAGGTTGAGCGCGCCGGGAACCGAGCCGACCGCGCCTATGGCGGGGACGTGGAGCCCGTTAGGCCCTGAATCGTCGCGTTGCCCTGACGCCTCGTCGCCTTTGTAGTAGAACTTCAGCGCGTCGAAGAGGAACACGCCCATGACTTCACCTCCCGCCGAGCTCGCACTCGAGCTCGGCGAGCGCGAGCGTCATCGAGCGCTCACGCATTCCTGCCGGCCGCCGCTCGAGCTCGCGCGCGAAGTCGCCGACGGCCTCGTCCCAGCTCATCACCTGGTCGATGAGTCCAAGACGGAGCGCCTTCTCGGCGACCCAGACGCGGCCCGTCGAGACCCGCGCGAGCTCCGCCGCGCCGAGGCGACGGCCGCGCCTGACCGCCTCGAGGAAGAAGGCGTTGAGGTCGTCGATTCGCTCCTGGAATACGGCGAGCTGGCTTTCCGTGATTTCCGCGCCAGGCGCGCCGGCGCCCTTGTCGGGACCGGTCGAAATCACGTGCACCTTGATGCCTTCCTTGGCGAAGGCCGCCGACGAATCGACGAGCATGGCGACGGCGCCGATCGAGCCGACTTCGCCCGGCGCGTTCGCCGTGATGCGGCTCGTCTGGCTCGCGACGTAGTACGCCGCCGAGGCGCCGAGGTCCTCAATGTGGGAACGGACCGGCTTCGCCGCGGCGGCCTGGAGGACGTCCTCGGCGAGCTCGAATGTCCCGTCAGCGGTCCCGCCGGGGGAATCTACCCTCAGCATGATGCCGCTCACCGAATCGTCGGCCGCGAGAGCCCTGACGCGCCGGCGCAGCGTCACGGTGCTCGTCCCGCCGAAGGAGCTGCGCCCCTTCGTCATGTGGCCGCGGATGTCGACGATGGCCATGCCGGCCGGCCCGCGGACGACGCCGCCCTCATCGTCCGAATCGCTATCAGCCTGCATCTCAGGCCGCAGCACGCCGGCCTTGACCGCGTCGACCGCAGAGGAAAACCAGTGGTCTTCGACAAGCCAGATGCCGAGATGTTCAAGTCTGCAGTCCCTCATACGGTGCCTCCCGTTTCGGCTGCGAGCTTCTCGACCAGCTCTGAGCCGGCTGTGTCCATCGTTGTGAGCGCCTTCGCGCCAGAGCCAAGCACGGCTTCGACGTATCGTGCGACGTGAGCCTCGACCGCCTCGAGCGCGCAGCCGGCCCCGGTCATCGCGGTGATTCCGCGCACCGAAAGCGCGAAGGCATCGCTCATCAGCTTCGCATGCGCCGCGTAGAAGTTCTTCAGCTCGTAGCCGAGCCGCTCGTCCTTGTGGCGCTCGACCAGCCGCGAGACTGCCCGCCGCTCCTTGGCCTGCGAGCGCTCGAGAGTCGCGGTGAGAAGGATGTGCGCGCCAACACGCGTCGACATCTGGAGAGCCTGCCGCGGCCGATTGTCGTTCCCGTCGATTCGTCCCGCCGCTGCGTCCTCGCGCTGGATGCCCGCCGCGGCGTCCTGCGAGCGGACCAGCGCCGAGTTGACGTAGTAGGTGTCGCCGCCGGCGATGGGGTTCATGTTCTCGAGCTCGCGAACGTCGTTCTGTGAGAGCGCCCCGATGTTGAAGAGCTCGCGCATGAAGTTGCCGCGTTGCTCTGAGTTCCCGCGGAGAAGCGCGGCGAAGAGATGCTCGGCGAAGAAATCCGGCTCTTCGTGGAGAAGCTTCCGCTTCACCTCCGCTTCCCAGCGCCTGGCCCACGGCATCAGCGTGTCGATGACGTGGTCGATGTTCATCTCCTCCACGTTCGAATGGGTCGCGCGGTCAAGCGCCCCGAGCTTGTGCGGCGCGATTCTCAGCCATCGTGCGATATCGAGGACGGTGAACTCTTCCGCCTGGATAAGCTGCGCATCCTCGGGAGGCACCGAGATCTTCTCTATCTCGAATCCGGCCTCCAGTACGATCGGACGATGCCACCCGTCCGGCCCCGAGTATCTCGACTGCCACTGATGCCGTAGTCGCTCGAGCGCCTCCTCGGTCTCGAAGGTCCGCTGTGTCTTCAGCGCGATCTTCGGTGACGTGCCGGAGCGGAAGAAGCTGGCGGAGAATGCCGCGGCCGAGAGTCCACGGCCGATGGATTCGGCCCCGACGCGCGCCACGGAGTAGCCGTTGATCCCGTCGGGGGAAAGCCCGTGAAGGTGGAAGACCCGCGATTGCGGGAGCGTCACCTGGTGCCCGTCGTCGTTCCCGACGGTGTACGTGAGCCGCCCCTCGGGCGACAGCTCGACGCGCACCCGGCTCGGGTGAATCGGCCGGAGCTCGGTCGGCTGGCCGCCACCGTTCCGCCGAATGACCGCGAAACCGCCGCCCCATCCGATGGCGTTGGCCGTCATCGTCTCGCGAAACGACATGGCGCTCATGTTCAGGTTCGGCGACTCGTTCAGCAGCCGGTGAACCGGATGCTCCCGGTCGCGCTCCTTCCCGCGCGGCTCGAGACGCCGGTAGACGGGGAAGGGTAGCTTCGCCACGTCCTCGCTGATGATGCGGATTCCGTCGAAGTAGGCTGCAAGAGCGAGCGCTTTCTCCGGGTTGACGAGGATTCCGCTCGCTGTCTCCGCCGTGAGGAAACCGAACTCGCCCCAGAGCCTCTCATCGCGGAGGTCCGTGACCGAGAAGTCCTCCTGCGCCATGAAAATCGCATCGAGCACAGGCATTTAGCGTCTGTCCCTCAACGTCTCTTCCACTCCCGGCCGGCGAGCCGGATTATACCCGCTGCGAAGAAGTCGAGCCATACAAGTATCGCGGCGAGCGTCAGGCCATGCCAGCCAAGCGTCGCCCCGGCTGCCCCGCCGGCGATCGCCAGGACGTAGACCGCCTGGCGTGCTGCTCTCCGGAACTCCGCCCGGGCGAGCTGGCGGACTTCAGTCACTCGCTCTTCCAAGGCCGGTTTCACAGTGAATGAAATCCTCTCTCGTTGTATGGGTTGTGCGTCTGAGCGTCGATGTCGGCGACGGCGATGGCCATGACCAGCGAGACGATGCCGTCAATCTTCTCGGTCGACTTCTTTTTCGACGGCTTCACGTTCCCGGCGGAGTCCTCCTCGACGGCCATGTTGGACGCCATCCACCGGAGAATCTCGTTCCCGCCATGGCGCAGCTTCCGGGAGAGCACGAGGACTTCCAGCTTCTTCGTCGGCGCGGACAGGACCGGGAAGCTCTGCTGGAACTCGAGGACGCGGAAGCCGAGGTTCGTCAGCGCCGTCATCACGTGCCCGCGCGCGTTCCACGGGTCGACGCCGACATGACGGATCCGGTAGATCCGAGCCAGTTTGGCGATCCGGCCAAGTATGAAGTCGTGGTCGATGACATTGCCCGGCGTCAGCTCGATGAGTCCACGGCGTGACCAGGAGACATAGGTGGCATGGCGGGACTTCCGCTCGCGCTCTTCGGCGTTCTCGCGCGGCACCCAGAAGAAGGGGAGCACCGCCCCGCCGTCCTCGGGGAAGTAGAGGACGAAGGCCGCGATGTCGGACGTCGAGGCGAGGTCGAAGCCGGCTGAGCACGGCCGGCCGCGGAGGCTCTCCCGCTCGATCGCGCCGCCGCATGCGTCCCATTCCTCGAGCGAGAGCCAGCGGACATCCTGGCCGGTCTTCTGGTTCAGGTGGAGTCGCCTGAAGGTGTTCTGGAACGACGGCTGAGACAGCGCCTTCTTGAACTTCCTCTCGAAGTCGTCGACGACGACGCTGACGCCATAGTTAGGATTCGCCTTCAGATGGACGGCCTTGTCCTTCCAGTCGTCATCCGCCGTCGCCTCGTAGATCGCCGGGAGAAACGCCGGGTCACTGATGAGCCCGTCACGAACGTCGCTCGCGTACTTGTGCTTCTCGTTGCAGATGCTTTCCTCGATGGGACGGTCGAAGTCCGCCGTGGTGAGCGAGAGCAGTATCGGCTGCGGCCGCTTCCCCATCGATGTCTCGAGCACGTCGACCAGGTCACGGTCCGGCTGCGCGTGGAGCTCGTCGATGACGACGCACGACGCGTTGAACCCGTGCTTCGTGTTCGCGTCCGAACTGATGGCGCGGAAGAACGACCCCTCGTTTTCGCGCGTGATGGACTTCTGCAGCACCTTCGAGCGCTTCTTCAGCTCGGGTTCAGCGAGGACCATGTCACGGGCGACGTGAAAGAGGATGGTCGCCTGCTCGCGGTCGGCCGCTGAGGCGTAGATTTCCTTCCCGCGCTCGTCCTCGCAGAAGAGGACATAGAGCGGGATGCCGGCTGACAGGGTCGTTTTCCCGTTTGACCTCGGGATATATACGAGGCCCTCACGGTATCGGCGCGTCCCGTCCGGCCTGACCCAGCCGAAGAGGTTCGCGATGAGCCCCTGCTGCCATGGCTCGAGCAGTAGCCGCTGACCGCCGAGCGGCCCCTTCACGTGAGTCAGGAAGCGCTGGAAGAACTCGATCGCGTGAAGCGCCCTCTCGGGGACGAACTCGGCGCCGCCCGTGTCAGCGTACGGGTCATACCCCGGAAGCAGCCGGATGACTTCCTCGAGTTGCTCAGCCGGCGCTGAAGAATCTTGCCGCGTCGCTCCCATTCGTCCCTTCAGCCTCGGCGATACTCAGCCCTGCGCGCGACGCCGGCGACAGACCGAACTCCTTGACCAGCCGCGCGAACCGCTGCCAGGCGCGTTGCTGCACAAGCCCCGCCGGGTTGGCGTGACCGTCGAGCGTGATGCCTTGCTTCTCGAGGTCCTTCGACGCCCGGACGTACAGCGCCAGCGCGTCGCAGAGCATGCCGAGAGCCATGCGGTCGACCTTCGCGAGGAGCCCGGGGATCTCCTCGAGATGCGGAACGATTTCCTTCCAGAACTTCGTCGCATCCTTGCGGACCCAGCTCGGACAGTTCAGGTTCTTCGCGGCCGGCGCCTTCGGCTCGCCAGGCCGCGTCTTGGCGCGCCAGGAGCCGCGGTTCTTCAGGATGACGGTCGGTGTTTTCGGCGGTCCTCGAAGTCCCATCAGTTGTTTGTCCTCAGTCGGTGCTGGCATGCCGGTTGCCCTTGGGCAACTGGCGTTCCGGCATGAAGCTTGCCCCGAGGCAACCGGCATGCCCAAAGTTCATAACCAGGGAAAATATCTACACGCTTGCGCGCACTCTGACTTAGGTCATCGTCCAGAAAGTGGACCCCCCTCGGTTTGAAAAAGCGTGCCAAACGCGGGCCGGCACGAAGCTTGCCTCGAGGCAATGGCCGTGCTTGCCTTGGGACCATCACGACAGCTTGACGTCGCCGTCGGCCAGCAGGGTCGCGAGACACCAGAACGCGAGTCCGAGCCATCCGAGATGTGCCCGTGGCACCGGCACACCGCAGCCCGCCAGCACAAAGCAGATCAGCGCTACGATTGTCAGGATCGTTGAGACTTCCATTGCTTGTTCCTCAGATTCGCTCTCATGTGTCACACCAGCCGACCGGTTCGGACCCGCATCCAGGTCTCGACGCGCCGCCTTCTGGATCCGTCGGCTCAGCCTCCTTGCCCCAAATGAATCCGCTCAGCTTGTACGTCCCGGCAGGAACGACGAGGCTTGCGCCGCCCATGCCTTCGACGTGGTCGGCAATCAGCTCCTCGATCGCCTTGCTGAACGCCGTGGTCGAGTCGTTCTTGCCTGACGGGTCGGCGCCGAACGTGAGCACGTTGATTGTCATGGCCCTTGTTCCCTTCTGGTTTTCCGTCTGTGACAGCGCCGGCACAACGGTTGGAGATTCCGCGTATCGAGCTCGAGGTCTGGTCGACTCGTCCGCGGAATCACGTGGTCAACCTCGGTCGCCGGCGCCGGCCGACCGATGGCGGAATGCTCGCCGAAAGGGTCGGCGCAGAATGGTTTCCTCGTGAGCATGGCCGCGCGGATTCCGAGCCAGGGGGCGCGGCCGTAGAAAAGGTCGCGCAGGCGCTTCGACGGCGACCGCCTTCCGTTTCGCAACCGATGGTAACTGGGGCTTCGCGCTGGCATGTTGTCGTCAGTTTAGCTCGCCACGGCCAGAACTGTTACTTTTGTCTAAGCCCCCGGGAGCACGAAGAGCGACACCGGGGGATCGAAAGAATGAGTCTACCCGAACTGTCTCTTCAACAGCCACTGGACCGCCGCCATGCAGCCGGCGGAATCGTCTGGGAAGACGCCGTCAGTGCGCCGCGCGCCATCGGGCCTGATAGTCTGAATCACCAATTGAGCGAAGTGCTCCTGCTCCTCCGGCTCCTCCGGCTCCTCCGGCTCCTCCGGCTCCTCCGTCAGATACCCCTCGATCTCGCGGCGGATGTGGTCGGCACAGACGGCGCAGAAGCCCCCCGCGAAGCTGCGCATGCGGCAATCGCGGGTCGGCCGGTAGATGCCCTGGTCGTAGCCGTCGGCGCCCTCGACGGCTCCCTGGACGAGGTTGCGCCACTTCGCCCCGCGTGGGTCGAGCGTCAGGTTGGGCTGGCGCGGTTCCTTGCTGCGACTACTGGCCACCCCATCCAGACCGCCGTACTCGTCGGCGAGCCCGAGCAC